TAACTTAAGAGGAGTTGTAGATAAAAGTTTCTTCCTTTTTAGGCTTGCTAAACTATATGCTTATCCACACTAAATATCTACTGTCCCATATTATCAGGTCAGGTCATCGTGAATGGTACTGACATTTGGACAGTATATAATGCCTTCCTGCGCGAGGAGCAGAAGGGAGGACACGAGAATTTGAACGCGCTGCTTGCCCCTGCAAAGACAAAGGGCAATGTGGCGGTAAACATTCGGGAGCAGAACGGCGAGGAGTACAGTGCTGACCTTCGGCCAAGAAGCGAGGGGCGCGACGTAACGCTGCACTTTGCCATCAGTGCCACCTCGACTGCCGAATTCGTCCAGCGTTACATCGCCTTCGTCAAATTCTTAAAGTCGGGCGAAAAAGGCTGGCTGACTTTTAAGTTCCCGACACTGGACTTGGAAATGCGCATGTTCACAGACCAATTTCCTAACGGCTTCACAGCAATAAGCAACCTATGGTCGGACGGGCAGCAATGCGGAGCGTTCAAGGTGAAGTTCCGTGAGCCGGTTGCATCATTTTAATAGTATTTTATTGGCGTTTAAATAGCACGAAAATGATAGAAATATACGGACGGGACAACAATTTGAAATGCCGGATAGAGCCAGGCAACAACAGTCAGCAGGACAAGACCCTCGGTGGCGACAACCTGCTGTCCCTTTCATTCGTGCACTATAGCTTCGTGCAGCTCGATGTGAACGACTACTGCGAATTCGAGGGCGAACGCTACTGGCTGCAGGAACGTTACCTGCCCACCCAAAAAAGCGAGGGCGAATGGAGCTACGACGTGAAGCTCTATGGAATTGAAAGTCTCATCAAGCGGTTGCTGGTATTGAAGAATCCAGATGGTGAGAACGAGGCTGTATTCACGCTTACCGCACCGGCATCAGAACATGTACGCCTTATCGTCGGCAGTATCAATGCCGGTATGGGCAACTCGGCGAATTGGAAGATGGGAGCTGTCATGGCAACGGAGAACCTGACCATTGATTACAACGGAACTTACTGCGATGAGGGATTGCGTCTCGTTGCAGAAGCCGCCAAGACAGAATGGTGGGTGGAGGGACAGACGGTAAACGTCTGCCGTTGCGAGCATGGCGAGGAACTGACACTGCGCTATCCTGAGAGCATTACACAACTGGAACGTGATACTGCCGATGGTGCAAAATTTTACACACGGCTTTTCCCTATGGGAAGCTCACGCAATATTGACCGTGCAAAATATGGCTCTGTTCGTCTCCAGCTTCCTGGCGGCCGCAAGTATGTGGATATGAACGTTGATAAATATGGAATCTTCCACCATTACGAGGAAGCCACCTTTTCAGCCATTTATCCACGGCGTGTCGGTACGGTAAGCGAAGTGAGGGAAACTACGGTAAAGGGCAACGATGGCAAGCCGTTCAAGATATACTGGTTCAAGGACGGCGAATTGCCATTCAATCCTAACGAATATGAAATAGGAGGGCTTGTAAAGCACGTGGTGTTCCAAAACGGTGAGCTTAACGGCCGCGATTTTGAGGTGAATTATCACGCTGGTAGTCAGGAGTTCGAGATTATCACGACATGGCCATACAGCGATGATATACAGTTGCCTGGCGGGCAGCTTGTTCCGAAAGCAGGCGACAAATACATACTTTGGAACATTCGAATGCCCGACGAATATTACGGCTTGGCCGAGCAGGAGTTTCTCGAGGCTGTCGAAGCATTCAATGCCAAACACTGCATTGATACATCAGTATACAAATGCCCTACGCACCATGTATGGGTGGAACGTAACAACGTACAAATCTATGTTGGTCGAAAAATACGCTTGGAAAGCGATCAGTATTTTCCTGAAACTGGTTTTCGCAGCAGCCGTATCACACGCATAAGCCGTAGCGTGGCACTGCCAAGTCAGATGGATATTGAAATCAGTGATGCTACAAGTACAGGTGCCATGACACGTATCACAGATAGTATCAATGAAGCCAAGAGGTATGCAAGGGAGGCACTTGGGGCATTGCCGGACATTATCCGAAGTGGCGACACGACGAAGCCTACAGATACCAACCTGTACAGTGCCCGACGGACACACAAGGAATTCCTGAGTAAGACTTCAGCCGACACGGCGCAGGGGGTAATTACTTTCTTGAAGGGTATAGGATTCAAGGACGGTGCAGGTTTCGATGGCTTTGGCAACGCCATATTGAAAGCCATTCAGACGCTCGGCTTTGAAAAGACCATCAACGGCTTTGGCGTATGGCTCGATGAGAAGGGACGGGCGCATGGGCAAATCGACTACTTAGAGGTGATTGGCAAGGCTATCTTCCGCAGCCTTCAGATAGATGAGTACAAGCATATCGGCGGAAATATCGTCCTTTCGGGCGCAAATGCCGTAATAGAAAAGGTTGTGCCTGTAACGGATGGCTGGAAGTGCTACCTCCACACGGACGATGGCGACAAGGCTATCACTAATGATTGGGAGGCTGGCGACCAAGCGTTATGCCAAACTTTCAACATCAAAGCAGGTGTGTACGAAAATATCAGCAACCGCTATTACTGGCGCGTCGTGTCTGAGGTGGCGCAGAAAACGGCAACGGAAGAGGCATATATCATCATTACCGACGATGACACCTACCGCGATAAAAGCGTAGACAACGATGAGCCGAAAGCGGGTGATAACGTCGTGCTATGTGGGCACAACACGTTGTGGGACATTGCCCACGGCGTAGAACCGACGAAGTACCGCCACCGCATGAATGTTACGATGATTACCACCTCAAAAGAGGAGGGAGGAACTATCGAAGTGTATCGCAGCATTCACGATTTTTCGCTGAATAAAGGTAACGCCATATTCCATCTGTCGAGCGATAAAATTTACATGAATAGCCGCCACTTCGAGTGGGTAAGCTCCGACGGTAAGCGCATTCCCAACGTTCTGTACCGCGGCGACTGGACACCGGGCACAGTGGCAGCGAAATATGAAGCGTGGTACCACAGTGGGGGCACGTGGCTCTCATTGATAGACAATAATGCCGACGAACCAACGGGGCATTCGCCGAAATGGAAGCAATATGCTGCCAAGGGCAAAGATGGCGGCACAGGGTTACGTGTCGAGGGCTTTGCATCAGCAGGCAGCGCAGCCTATACGGAGGGGCAAACAAGCTGGGAAGCCACCTTTGAAGTCCACGTATGGGAAAATGACGTGGAGATAACAACGAAGCTGCCTTCCACGCGCTTCGTATGGGAGCGCGTAAGCGAATACGAAGCGGGCGATGCCGCATGGAAAGGCAGACACAGCAACGATGGCTACAAATTAAAAGTAACATACGACGATTTGATGGGTGATACATCTTTTATGTGTAAATTCCTAACCCCATCAGGTAAAAAAGTATTAACAAGTATAACATTTTAAAGATAAAGAACAATGGCAGACGTATTAGCACAAAAAACATTTACAGTAAAGAAGTTGGTGAATGGCAAGACCCTTACCTTCGTCCTCAAGACGGACAAAGCCCTCACACAGATTTTTTCACGTGATAGCAAAACATTTGCACCTGACTATGCTGCATCGGCACTTACCTTGACACCAATGCTGTTGGTAAGTGGGAAGTCTGGAGACCAGACAGCGCACCTTAGCAATTTGAATTGGCGTGTGCTCAAGCAAGATGGCTCGGCAGCTACACAGGCATTGACGGCAGGCACCGGACTTGCTAAAAAATTAGCAGCCAACCTAACCGATTGCACAGGCTTGAAGATAACTTGCGAGGCGACCTACACCGACCCTGTCTCAAGGGCAGCAGCGCAAGTGGTGGCGTCAGTAGAAATAACGAAGATGGAGAATGCCGGCGCAAATATCCTTGCAAGTCTTTATATGCCCGATGGCGACACCTTCGACAATGCCGGTAAGGCTTTGAAGATACATTGCGACTTGATGCGTGGCGGTGATATTGACACCTCCAATGTTACTTATACGTGGTATCAACTGCGCAACGGCGTGTGGGTAAAACTCGAAACCGCCAATGCTAACGGCATCAGCGGAATAAATACCAACGAAATAACAGTACCAGCCTCGGCTGTCGTAAATGTCGGGATATTCAAATGTGTCATAAAAGATACCGATACCGCAAGCGCAACGGCAAACAAGGAGGTGTTTGCCATTGGTACGCTGTACGACGGTTCAGATCCTTACGAAATCGACGTTTTTCAGCCCAACGGCGATAACGTTGCCGAAGGTGGCAGCTTGTTGCACTGGTTTAAAATACGTCAAGGGGCCACCTATATTACTGATGCGGTGATACTGGGGGCGCATAATATGCGCGTGTGGCGTTTTGCAGCAAATAACGCCATCGACACGACGTGGGGCACAAGCGGCTATAAAGCGTGCACGAAAGATGCGCCGAATGCCCGCTACTCACTCGATATAGCTTACTCTGACTTGCTAAGCGCAAGCCAAGCATTTTGCGTGGAGCTTTATTAAAAGGTAAGGGCGTGTAAATGCACCCTTATCCTCCTTGATAAATATAAATTTGTAATAATGGCAAAGATAATAGCACAACGCACATTTACAGTTCGCCGGGCACCAAAAGATGGGAAGCCCGGAGAACCTGGCAATAAAGGGGAAGATGCTCTCACCCTCGTAGTTACGCCAAACACCTTTGTATTTCAAACCAATAACAAAGGTGTCATCGAAAATTTGGCGCAAAATAAGGGTAAAATCCGAATGTTTCTCGGACAGACGGAAGTTGTGCCCAGCAGTATAGATATTACTCCATACAATTGCTACGCAAGAATAGTAGGTTACAATACACTATACTTCGACGGTATTAGTCCTAACCAGTGGAGCGGAAAGGTGGAGGTTACCGCCACCTACAAGGGACAAACACGCACTGCCATTGCTGAATTTATGGTGAGTGCTCAGAAGTGGAATGAAGCCAAGTTCCTTGCCAATGAGCAGCAATTTCAAAGCATCATCTCACAAAACAAAGTAGACAAACAAGGGCTTGAAAGACGTATATCTGCCATTGAGCAAGATGCCGAGAATATTCGTCTGTCGGTCAGCAAGCAGACCTTCAGCGGCGTGAACATGCTCAAGGGGGCAAGCTTGCGTCCCTTGAAGTTGTTGGTGCTTGCGCGCGCTCAATATGTTACAATTGGGAATTATGCGAGCGTTGCCCATCTTGACAATCCTTATGTCGCCATCGTCCGCCACGGTGCTTCGCAGAACGAGTGGAACGGTTGCAAGTTCCCCGTGATAAAAGCACTGGGCGGACGCACCTACACGCTGTCAATGTTTGTGCGAGTCTACGGAAGCGAGCAACCTTACATTGAAATCAAAAGAAGCCGTTCAAAGGATATGACAGCCCCGAAGACGAGTTATCCAAATATACCATCGACGTGGGGGCAATGGAAGCAATATACTCATACCTTTGATATGGAAGACGGATATAACTATGTCCAGATATTTATAGGCTACACAAGAGATGGCGAAGCTTATTTGTCCGAAATGCAGCTGGAAGAAGGAGCTAAAGCAACAGCATGGAAGGACCCTGACGTTGTGGAAAGCGTTGAGCGCACCGGTATCGACCTGACCAATGGTACTGTGTCGGTCGAAGCAGCCAACTTCGAAATAAAGCATAATGGCGAAAAGCCTTTTGTTGTGAGCAAGGGAAAGGCATTGCTGGGCGGTTGGGTGTTTGACAAGGGACAGCTGTTCTCCCAGTGCGGAGATGTAAATGGTAATCCAAGCACGGACTATGGCGATGCCAATTTCAATCCTGATATTGTTCTCGACCCTATCAATGGCTATATGTCAGGCGTTGGCTCTTTCAGAAAGAAAATGCTGGTGATAACTCCTCAAAATATCGCAAAATATGCGATTATCAATTCCGATGGTGATTACGAATTTATGGCAGGAAAGATAAGTGCTATAGCTTTGTTCAAAGGCTCCTTTAATCGTACTATATATATAACATTGCCCGGCGTGGCAGGGAGTGCTGACTTTGAAATCGCCCGGACATTGATAGGCGAAACAATAGCTATCTATAACCAAACGACCAGCTATATGATTATATGGGGCAGTGGGCAGTCTACTGTTCTATACCCGAACAAATTCGCTGCCCTTGAAGTGAAAATTTCAATTAATCCTCAGACAGGTAAGGAAAGCTATTATAATGTTGATTGGATAAATGGAGAAATGTTAGTGTAATATTAAAATAAATGAATTATGAAACTAAAAGTAATGCAAAAGAGAGTAGAAGCAGATGTGAATGGTATTGTCATTATAAATGGCTTTGTTCACGTAGTTACCTACAAGGCAGATATTAGCGACCCCAAAAATGCTAAAGTGTTGCTTTTTCACGACCATGTAGCCAAATGTACCCATGATGACGTTGCCGATGAAAGTTGCGCCGCAGATTATGGACACAACGGCTCGACATTCACAGATGGGCATTGGAATTCTATCCCAGACATAGAAGAGCAAGCTGCCGCATACAAAGGAGTACGTGATATCTATTTCGCCATTGAAAGAGGCGAGCTGGATTTAGAGTAAACCTTATGGGGGAATTAAAAAAGCCCCCAGCCTTGTTAAAATAGTCGTCTCACTTACTATTAACACAATTTACCACCTACTGGTACGACTGGGGGCTAAATACCCTCGTCACCAGTAGGTGGTTTTTTGTGTGATGCACAATAATAAGTGAGACACTGCAAAGATACAAAATTTTGTGATTATGAAGATAATAGAAGTCTTAAAATTTAACAGGGAGTTGATAAATAGACTCAAAATGTCTGGTGTCAGACTGGAAGATGTAGAATATGTGGACTTATATACCGATTACACTACGCTACTGGAAGGTGGTGAAAAAGTGTCGTATATCGTAGCCCGACTATCTGAAAAATATACGGTGAGTGAACGCAAGGTGTACACGCTTATCAAACGCTTTCAAAGCGACTGCAAGCCACTTGCAGTGTAATTCGGTATAAAAATTCTTTTACCTTACCAAGTATGCCGAACTTTGCGCAATAAACAAACCTGTACAACAATGAGAAAACAATACCTTTCGGCACCGCTTCCATTTCAGCCAAGGAGTACATCAAAGTGCTCCAGCAGTTCCCTGACGGTACGACCTTCGTGGACTTATTCGGTGGTAGCGGTCTGCTATCCCATATTGCCAAGTGCCAGAAGCCGAACTCCACCGTAGTCTACAATGATTTTGACGGATACAGACATCGCTTGGAGCGCATTGCTCAGACAAATGAGCTGTTAAAAGAATTGAGGGCGATAGTAGATGTTCCACGAAGTAAACCTATATTAGGCGAGATAAGGAAACGTGTGCTGGATTGTATTCGCAAGCATGAACAAAAGTACGGCTATGTCGATTACATAACGCTGTCAACATCGCTTTTATTTTCCATGAAGTATGCAACTTGCTTTGCAGAAATGGAGAAAGAGACATTGTATAACAGAGTAAAATCAACCAATTATCCGTTATTCACTGATTATCTCGACGGCTTAACAATCACTTCCTTCGACTATAAAGAGGTGTTTGAGAAGTATAAAGACGTGCCAAATGTGGTATTTCTTGTCGACCCTCCATATCTGAGCACGGATAGCAAAACTTATAGAATGTACTGGAAGCTGTCTGATTACCTCGATGTGCTGACTATCCTCGCTGGTCATCGTTTCATCTATTTTACCTCGAATAAGTCGTCAATAGTAGAGCTTTGCGAATGGATAGGCAAGAACAGACTCATCGGCAACCCCTTTGAGAACTGTCATCGTAGAGAATTCAATGCACACATGAATTACAGCTCGTCCTACACAGACATCATGCTTTATACGGATGTCGCTTGAATAACATTCTAATACCCTTTGAACGATGAACAAATACTATCAGATACTGGACAAAATTCTGGAGCAAGGAAAGATCCAGACCAACAAGAAAGGCAATATCCGTTACTTGCTCAACGAGCAACTTTCATTGTCGCCTGCCGACCTGCTCGACATATTCGAGAGCCACGGCATAGCCAGAAAGAAACTGAAGAACGAACTTCAACTCTTCATGAAAGGAGAGCGGCAGGTGGCAAGATACCGCGAGGCAGGTATTAACTGGTGGGACTATTGCGGGTCCGTGCTCGTCAATAGTTATCCGACCTACTTTGAGAAGCTACCGCCATTGTTAGCGAGGATAAACTGCGAGAAGCGCAACTCGAAGAATTATGTGCTGTTCCTCGGCGAGACAGGCGCAGAAAGCAACCAGGCTCCGTGCCTCAGCCTGGTACAATTCCAGATTGATGGCGGGGAACTGGTTCTGTCGGCCTACCAGCGAAGCAGTGATGCAAACCTTGGCTTGCCAGCTGATATATACCACCTATACCTGATGGCACGACAGATAGACCTGCCCTTAAAAAGTATAACGCTTAACCTCGGCAACGTCCATGTATACGAGAACAATATAAACGGCACCAAGCAACTGCTTGATGGGTATGAGGACGTAAAGTTTGAACTCAATGTTTGAGAGTATAAAACGCTCAACTTATTCTATACAAAGGTAGTACTTTTTTGCGAGATATACAAATATTTGTCATGGAAAAACGCCTCAAAATAAAAGATTTTTGAGGCGTTTTTGTACCATATAAAATAGAGATTTCCTTAAAAATGTACTTATTTTGTTACATTTCGTTTTGCACGAAAAAATCACATTTCGTTTTATCAAAGCATCACATTTCGTTTTGTCGGATTTACTAAGCTGTGTCTGCTAATGCAAAGATACTAATTTTAAAGCTAATCACAACAACTGATTTTCTATTGAGTGGTGTGCAGTGGCTGTGTCTGCTAATGCAAAGATACTAATTTTAAAGCTAATCACAACCCTAAAAATGTGAACTTGA